GGATCGTTTCCTAGCTCCGCCCAAAGGTGAGGAACTTCCCTGGGTGCGTGTTTGGAATCACGGGTTTCAAGGTCCTTCAGGTCGCTGGTATATCGAGAACAGCTTGACCACGTTGAATCTTCCCGATCCTGTTTCCGAGTTGAACAGTGAACTATGGAACTCAGGTGTTGAGAGCAACAAGGATATCGCTCGTAAGCAAAAGCGCAGGTTGTCGTACATCTCAAACATTCTTGTCATCAAGGATAGCACGAATCCTGAGAACGAAGGCAAGGTGTTCTTGTACAAGTATGGCAAGAAAATCTTTGATAAAATCAAGGATGTCATGCAGCCGCAGTTTGAGGATGAGGCACCTGTGAATCCGTTTGATTTCTGGAAGGGAGCAAATCTCAAACTGAAGATTCGGAATGTCGAGGGATATCGTAACTATGACAAGTCGGAATTTGATGCATCTACAGCTGTAGCAGAATCAGATGATGCCATTGAAGCAATTTGGGATCAGCAACATTCACTACAGGAATTTGTAGATGCAAAGAACTTTAAGTCATATGATGAGTTGAAGAAGAAGCTGGACACAGTACTCAAGGGTGGTCCCGCAGTAAAGATGACTGCTGACAAGATGATGGAAGATGAAGCAACCATGGATGCTCCTGTTCCTCGGTCGGCATCAGCGCCCAAGGCAAAGACAGCAAAGATGGAAGAAGAAGATAGCGATGACACACTGAGTTACTTTGCCAAGCTGGCAGAAGATTAACTTCATACAGTAGCTATAACAGAAAAGAGGGGTCTTAATCGACCCCTCTTTTTTTACATGACGCGAGACATTCTGTTATCTCGGAATCGCATGTAACTGCTATGAGTATCTCGGAGTGATATGCTTGCTCCCTGTGAAGATTGCCCGCCATTCGTAACATTGTTGACGTTGTTGGTGGTGTTGTTGATAACTGGAGCAGCTGCACTTGTGGGAACAGTTGATCCTTCCACTGCGTTAGCATAGGCTAGTCTCCCCGACGGGTCACCTGTTATAGCTTCTGGGTCTTTTGATAGACCTTTCACTAATGCTTCTCCGCCTGTTTCACCAGCTTTTTTTCCCAGATAGTATCCTGCAGCACCGCCTATCAACCCCCCAATCGCAGTCCCAATAATAGGAACAAAAGACCCAATTGCAGCCCCTGCTACTGCTCCTGCCCCCGCTCCCGCAAGTCCCCCCGTCGCGCCACCTAACGTTTTTCCTTTCGCCTGATTTGCTTGTTTGCGTGTTATTTCGCCCGCTGCTTCAGCCCGGTTTGTTTCCATTATACTAGAACCTGCACTGAATACTTCCATCCCAACTGCCAATGGCACCGCGGCTCTACCCGCAAATTTGCCAGCGACTCCCAATCCCCTGCCTAGCCCGCTTTTGCCGAATCTGCTAGCAATATTGCTTACTCTTGACATGACTCCTGGCCCCCTTGGGCCTCCCATACTTCGAATTCTTGAAGTCATTCTTGATGGGGATGGAGTGGGTTTTGCAGACTTGAACCGTCCTTTCGCATCTCTGCGTCGTTCTGGTGCTGCGGCACCGCTCCCATCGCTGTCCTCGTTGCCACGACTTCCAGCATAAAGTGCGGCACCTCCTAGTGCAGCAACACCTACGCCTGTCCCTATTGCTGCGCTAGCTCCATCAGACATGCCCCTACCCTCAGCACCCACCGCCGTGGGTTCTCCACTCTCAGCACCCACCGCCGTGGGTTCTCCACTCTCGGTTCCCTCTTCCCCGGCACCCTCTTCCTCTGGGTCATCTTTATTCATAATATACGCGGCAGTACCTACTACTGCTGCTGCTCCTAATGCTGCTACCCCCATCTTTCCCTTAAACAATCTACCGAAACGGCTCAAACGGCTCCCCTTATTAATAGGAGGCACCGGTTTCCGTGGCTTAAAAGGAGGCTTCTTCTTATTGCCACTTCCACCTCCACCCCCGACCCCAGGGATATCGCCAAATCCACCCCCACTGAGGTCCAGACTCTCTATGGCACCTAAAATTTTAGTGGTGGTTTCATCTATGTTTGTTACTAACTCTAGTAATTTATTATCCGGGGTCGAGGCGTCGCTACCTGAATCTGCACCATCAAAAATACTGCTCTGTGGAGTTTTTGTTTTATTTGGAGTAGCCTTCGCAGTATCTTCAGTATCGTCATTTCTGTTACTTGTTTTTTCCTTGCGAGCATAGCTAGACTCCATGCTCCCTCGCTCATCTCCTATTGCCCCTTCTATTTTTTTTTGTACTCGTTTTTCCTCTAGAACTTCCTCAATTGTTTCAGGTTCAACTGGTGCATCTGGTGTGTCTAAACCAAATGTTGCTCTGGCATCTTTCTTTAGTGCAGATGCAAATGCTTTGAGTGAACTCCCCCCTGCAGCTTTTTTAGATTCGGGAGTTATTCCCATCAGACCAGCAAGTAGTTCTTTAATTGAAGTTGGTCCTTTAGGTTCTTTAGGCGCATCTGCGGCTGACTTGTCAATCGCTGCTTGCCCTTCTCCTTTAAGCTCTGCAATAGCTTGTATTAATGCTTGTTGTTTTTTGGGGTCATTGGTATTTTCTAATTCTTTTTCAAGTTTTAAAATAGCAGTTGTTATCGACTCAATGACCTTACTATTCTTTTTTTCTAGTTCTCTAAGAGATGTAGGTATTTCTTTTAACTCGTCTAATATATCAAGAAAGACATCTTCTAAATTTTTATCAGATCCTAGTGTAGCCGCAGTGAATCCATCTAAAGTAACAGCAATTTTAGCAATGGACGCAGCGGTCTGTAAATTTGCATCTGATTCTTTTTCCGTGTCTACAGAGTTTCCGTCATTAAGAATTGAACGACGAATACCTTTAGCCATGTCTGATTTATTTTTCTTAGCCATTGTCTACCTATTTTTGTTCATTGTTTTTCTTTTCGATATATTGTAATAACATTGAAATGTAAATCTCTCTTTCCCATGGCATCATATTTTCAATTTCTGTTAGTGAATATTTGTGTATTTGCATTAACAAGAAATTGATTTTATAAAAATTCTCCATTGTATCATGAGAAAGAGCTATTCGAAAAAATTTGTTATACTGTCCATTATTATAATATTTTCTTTCTCACATTTATCACACACAAAATCAATCTTTTTGGTTAATATTGGCATATTAACAAAGAATTGTTCAAATTTTTCAAATTGGTCAGGAGTGAGATTGTCAATGAATATGCGAACCTCACCATATGTTTCTTTTGTATTCACAAACATTTCATCGTCCGTGTATATTTTTTTGATGCATTCAACAACAACATCATATACAGCATCATCATTGGAAGTTTCAAATAATGAGATATAATGTTGTATTTTAGGATACGACAATTCAACTTTTACCACATTGTCAACATCAATTAAGGTTTTTGTTTTCGATGTTGTGTTCACGGTAAAATCAGTAATAGAAATAGTAGAAGGGTGCTTATGGTTGCACTCACCACATACTAAAAATAACTCAATTTCTTCACCAACAGACTTTCCCCGAATTTGTAAGAATGCATATTGTGTATCTGCTAAGCAATAATCATCAACCTTCATTTTATTAAATGTGCATGTATCTACTGTGTCAGCAATAGCAGTAATAGATGCTTCTAACGTATCAGCTTCTTTTGCCAACAGTAATATTTTTTCTTCTTTCACTAAAAATGGTCGAAACTCAATGGTCTCACCAGACACGGGAAGTGTCATGGTAAATGTGGGGACCTTCACTACAGGTATATTCATGGTGTTCTCCTAAAATAATATGATGTTAACCGCGCTTTCCAATTCGTAATGCTGATGCCTTTAAATCTTTTCCTAAACTACGCAGAGTAGCATCCTTGGGTATTTTATCTGTGTATTTCTTACCAAACTTTGACAATGCAGCAGTTGCCGACTTAGCTTCGCCCGTGCCAAGTTTTCCTTCAGGATCTAATGAATCAAATGATGATGTCCAATACTTATATGAAAATGTCACCGACATTTTATGAATACCGTTGGCGCCATAGCTGAGTGGCATAACATTGATTGATGTAGGGAAACAATCCACGAGCTTTATATGAAATGCGATTGTTTCAGTATCACGAAATGCCTCAAGAATGGGATTTAACAATGGGCCTAACAATCTTGTTGCTTTAGATTTTGCAGCATTTGTCACATTATCAATTTTTCTTTTTCCCGCAGACATCAGCTTGTTAAGAACAACTCCTGTTCCAATATTTCCCACCCTTCCTAACCCAGAATTTTCAAGGATTCCCTTTGCCGCAGCTTTTATTCCAAAGTCTGAACTTGTAGGACTCAAATTGAGTAGTGCCTCACCCGGAATACCTGCAGGCACTAACGCATATAATTCAATACTCTTAACATAATTAGCATAAAACCCCACCTCGTTCCCTTCCATTCTGCTATTAACGCATGATATCATCCATTCTTCCATTGCTTGTCTTGCCGTCCAACTAGTATCAATAATAAATGACAATGTAATGCTATTTCCCCCATAATCAACTGTGGATGCACGATATTCATCCATGCCGTTAATTCGTAAAGTTCTAACAGCTATATTCTTTCCGGGCAATGTTGCCTCATCACACAACAATGCTAAGTCACGTCCCAAGTTACCGTCCAACTTAGAAATATGCACGAAAAATCTCTCTTGACGCGCCAATCCTTTTGTTTTAACAAGTGATATGAATTGTTCAAGTGTTGGTATCGCAGGAAAATCAGTAGTCTTATAAGGAGCGAGTGGTTGTGCCTGCCCTTTTAAACTGGGGAGTCCATCTGGTCGTGGGCCTGTCATTATATTTTGCTCCGTGACTCGTCCCAGACAGTATTACGAGTTTCTTTCTTGAAATTGTCCAAGGGTAACATTATACTTTTTCTCCAATCAGCAGGATTGATTTTCATCATACGAGATTTCACCTGTGAATACAAATAATGTTTGACACAAGCATGTGCGCCGGGAAATCGTGAAGCGTTATCTAACAACTTCCATGTTAACTGAAATCGTGTGGTTTCCGTCATCGTGTCATCTGATATCAAGTTAAACATTCTCTCATATAATCTCATGCGAAGCATCGGGGGAAGATAATGAAAATTCAACCCATAGAATCCCCCTGTCACTTTCCGAAATGGCACCACCAAGGGAACAACATCATAATATGGGAGGGTTTCTTCCATCTTGGGTTTATACATGAACAAATACATGTCACCAATTCGTACTGTGGTTACAAACACACCAATATCACTTCC